ATATAGTGCACCTGCATCTAGACTTGCACCGCCACCTACTGGATCTAATCCATAGATCGCAGCACTGTCATTTAAATATAGTGGAGCACTTAACAATTGGAAACTAGCTAAAACTGCACTGTATTCTTTAATAGCATAGCTAGCACCGTTACCAGTGGCTGTGGTTTTAAACCATACAGAACCATCTGGACGTGGAGTTACATCTGAAGTTCTCCATGCTGGTGGGCTTGTATAACCTGCAAAAACGATAGTAGGACCATTGTATGTATATGTGTTGCCACCGTTGCTGATACTGCCTAAACCTGATTGTAAGATACCTAAGTTACCAGCACAGTCTAGGTTAGCACCAAGGAGAACTGAACCTTTAGTGATTACCAATGTGTCTGCTGTGTTTGTAACAGTGTCCATAACCCCACGTAAATTACCAGCGGCGTTACTAAACACGCGAGTAGATCCATTAACAAAAATTTCTAGTTGTGAGCTTGAATTTACTCTTGCAGTAACACCAAATAAACTGGCTCCGTTAATATCTGATGCAGCAGTGTTGGCTGTTGTGTTGGTCATTGTAACAAGATTGCCGTTGATAAACATCTTTGAACCAACTGTTACTGTTGGGGTTGAAACATTACCTGTTACTGTTGAAATCACTGATTTCCAGCTGTCGCTACCTACTAATTTCCATGCATTGTCATAACCTTTGTAGTATATTGGGTTTGCTGAGCTTGTTGAAACTACAGCATAATCACCGATACTGCCATAGCTAGCAAGTGGAACTCCGGCACTCAGATAGCTGGTTGATGTGATCACCGATGGAGTTGTTAGGATAAAACCATCTTCTTGTGTCCATTCATAGATACCATAGTTAGTAGAAGCTACATCTAGCCAATATGTACCATCTGCAGGAGTTCCTGTTGGACGTGTGCTAGATCCTTCTAATTGTGCTAGATCAACATTTGCACGTTGAACATACATGGTGTTAGTTACACCCAGTGATGAATAAGCAGCTAGTAAGCCGTATTCATTACGTTCGTCTCCGTTGATCGGATTGTCACTTGCATCGACTGCAAAGAAAGGATTACCAAAAGCGTTAACTAGATCACGTTGACTAGTTACTGTAATAACTTTTTCTGCATTAGCAATAGTTGTGCCTGCTGCAAGCGTATTGCCCGGAGTTAATTTATCTTGTGCTGTTGCAAGTATGATCAATGGCACTGAACCAGCTTGGGTTGGTGCATATTGGCTTTGATCGATGATCGTTACCTGAACGCCTGGGGAAACTAATGATACCATAATATGAGATCCTCTAAATAGGTTACTTTAAACTATTTATAGATATTTTGTAATTTTGGTGTCGTAAGATGCCCTTTGAAAGGTTCGCTTGTTACACTAAGCTAAATAATGGTATGGAATACAGAAAAATATGTGAAATCTGTGGTAAAAAGCCCGTTGCAGTCAACTACAAGATGCATGGGAAAATTTATTATAGATCTAGATGTGATACTTGTATACGTAAGAAGAAAAGCAAGCCGGCGGCCAAACCACGTTGGCTATCAGATGGCTATAAAAAGAAACCACATTGTGAAAAGTGTGGGTTCAAGGCTAAGTTAAAAGAACAGCTATTTGTCTATCATATAGATGGTGATCTAAACAATACCAAACCTTTGAACTTAAAAACCATATGTGCTAACTGTCAATATGAAATTGCCCGAGAGGGTTTAGGATGGCGTCAAGGCGATCTGACACCTGACTACTAGCGATATTAAGCTCAATTTGATTATATAGCTCATCTAACGAGCCGTTATTGTTCAGCACTATATCAAACTTCTGCCCAACCCAAGCTGTTTCACTAGCATGGATACCTAGTTTTTCGATATTATGTTTGCTTAATGCCCAGCTCATATTGCGGCTAGGACCCTTGTTCATACTCTTTGCATCATCATACCATTCGGGCTCTGGACCACGCTTGATACGCACAACTTTGCCGCCTGCATTACGTATGGCTTTGATCTCATTAGGAAAGCGGCAATCCGTGATAACGATATCATCTGTTGACTTGCGTAGGCGATTTTCCAAGCTAGCTACCCACATGTCATCATGAAATCCTTTGCGGACTACTTCTGTTCCCCAATACTGTAGGACCCAGCGTGGAGTGATCTCATGCTTTAGACGCTTACTCCACCATTCATCTTTGGTTTCACGCCATTCCCTAGACTGTTTACTACGACCTTCCAGCATTTCGCGATTCCACCCAAAAATCTGTGCCACAGCATCTTTAAGGCTGTTAGCAAAGCTCTCGCGCCTGAATCCATGGAAGTTAACTAGATAATCTGCGACTGTGTCTTTACCACTTCCGATAAAGCCCACGATACCGATGACTTGACTCATTGAAATCCCCTTGATTGTTACTACTATTTTACGAGAAAATTGTGTGCGTGTCTAGACTTTTTAGCCCATTAACCAAGTTAATGGTTGACCACCGTCTACATAGTTCCTGATTTCTTCATCAAGTTTATCTAATAGAGCTTGACCTTCTTGTTTGAGTGCTGTACCGTTTAGGCTAGTGCCGCCTTGTGGGCCTGCGATTGATGCAAATTTTTCACGTGCTTGACCTATACTCATTGATGTTAAAGCATAAGCGTAGTCCTGGATCCATGGAAATACCTGTGGGTCGTTAAGTAACATGATGTCTGGTTTATAGTTATATAAATGTAATAACACTGTTTCGGTTACTGCATTATCTGGTGAGCTTGGTGAGCTTACGTATGTGGAGGCTAGGGCCATATCGTTGACCACTGTAGCTCCAAGTGCCGCAGTATTTAAGAATGTAAATATTTGTTGGGTTGGATCTACGCTAGTAATTGTGTATGTTCCGTTATATCCAGCAACTGGACAATTGGTAATACTTACTGTGCTACCTACGCTAACTCCTTGCCAAGGTCCTTGATTAGAAATTTGGAATGTAACTGTACTACCTGGTGCTGTCCCACTGGCTGTTAAACTTCTTAATCTAAGTGTAGCGCCTGCACCTTGGAATGGGATTTTGCGAACTAAAGTCATTTTTTTAGTGACTTTATTCCAAGTAAAGTTCATAAAACCACCAAACATCTTCATAGCAAGTTTTTGATAGTCTACAAACAATTCATAATTAGTTAAGCCACCGACTCGTCCAGCTACCAACATATAAGTGTTCAAGTAGCCACTTGCAAATGGTTCAAATTGGCTAGCTGTGGTACCTGTTACACTACCGATACCACGACGATAAATTGCTTTAACATCCATGACTGTGTTAGGTAGTATGTATTCTTGTGTTTCGGGATATAAATCTAAAAATGCATAACTTTCTTCTACTGAGTTACTGCTCTTTTGGCGATAGCGGATAAGGGCTTGTTTAATACCCATGTCAAAGTGTTCTTTATCAGCTTCAACATCGATCATACCATAGCCTAAGCGTAGGCGGATATAATCAACGATGTCGTTTTGTAGGCTTTGAACTGTGGTTAACTGTGCTTGTAGATTAGCATCGAACGCTATATGTCCAGAACCCGAACCCGTATATGGATTATACAAGCTCTCAGTTTGCATACTGAGAGTCGCTGTTAAGTTACCGGTTGCTGAAACGTTTGCTGGAAGTAAAGACATTTAAATTATCCTGTTATCTTGTATTTATTGCCGACAACAGGATAATCTTGCCTTTCGCTACCTTGAGGGGATTAGTTTATTTTTAGTAGGATAGTATCAGCGTTGATACGTCCATTGAGCTTGATTTCTGTGGTTTTGATGTTTTCTAAAAATTTACGTAGTTCTACTTTGTTACTGGCCAAGAATGCTTTAACCTGTTCTTCAGGTTTACGTAGAGTCTTTTGTGTGCTTTTACTTTCACTAAATCCTGTGATTGTAGTACCTTTAACTCCAAGCACTCCACCTTGATCTTCTGCTACATAGCGACCTAGTTTACGATTTTTAACATTGTATACCCATAGCTGTTCTGCACCAACGATGTCTACTGGATTAATCGATACTAGTTTCATTCCGGCATCTTGCTTAAGATATTTTAGGCCACGGACTAGTTTTTCTTTTTGTGGTGGCTTACGGACTGCGGCTTTTTTAGTTGCCTTCTTAGTTTGATTGTAAGCGGCCAAGTCCTGGAATAGCTTGTCGTAAAACGCTTCATAGCGTTTGAAGTCTGCGGCCTTATAGTGACTGTAGCCTTCTTTTAATTGTTCATCTTCGCCCTTACGTGCTTCTTTTAATTCGTTGTAGCGTGGTTCAAACACTGCCTGTATCTTACCTATCAATGCCTGTGGCACTAGATTCTTAACCAAGTATTCATAAGCCTTAGGATCTACTGTTTCACCTGTGAACAAGGCATCT